GTTGGTGTAGCCATTGGGAAAGTCCTTGCAGGTGAAGTTTACCTATTGCGCCTCAAGGGCGGCAACTTTAGCTTCTAGGGTTTCGATTCGTTCCATTGCTTCTTGCAATGCTTTGATAGCTTTTACATAAAGCACTGAATAAGCAACAGTTTTATGGGTATCTTCCGTTGGGTTACCGTCTTCATCAGTTTTAGCGCTATCTGTTACAAGGCCAGGACAAACTGTTTCTAGCTCTTGTGCTACAACACCAATTTGCGTGTGCGTTGCAAATCCAGACTCTTCTGTAAAATTGTAATTCCTAATTTTGATATTTTTAATGTCATCCCATTGTGGTCGTGCATTAACAATATTTTCTTTATACCTTACATCAGAATAAGCGCCATAACTGTTATTAACATTTTCAAGGTCGCCATCATTTCGGATTACCATCCGAACACTTGTAGTGGGAGTGCCTGTTCTTACTTCAAAACAAGTAGCAGATGAATTAAAGGTACTGTTAACTAGTCTAAGAAAACCTCCACCGCTTAATTGTTCACCTGGGCCATTAGTGTTATCGCCGATAATTCCACTGCCAATCCGAACGGTGCCACCACTTGTAATCCTCATCCGCTCGGTTGGGCTGCTTGCATTGTCCGCTGTGACCATAAACCGGAGCCTTCCCGGCTTGTCATTGTCACCGTGAGTGCCATCTGCCTCGCATGTAATAGAGGCGACTTGTTGGTATGAACCATTAGCATCGTTTCCTGAGAAACCTAATTGACCGAGAACATCGCCAGCGGTGACACTTGTGTCATTTCTTGCGAGTGTGATTCGTCCCCCACCAGTTGTTACTGCTTGAACAACATGATGGGTGCTGCCAGTAACGTCACTAGACGCCCCAACCAACAACCGCCCCGAGCTGTCAATTCGCATCCGCTCAGAACCATTTACAGCAGTAATCAGTGCATTGCTTGAGTGGCTGTATTGAATTTGACCGACATTGTTAGAATCGCCGTCAGCAAATTGAATAAATGAATTATGAGCTGAAGAGCCTAAAATACGCAGGACTGGGTTGACAGTGCTGCTGGTCCCGACAATTACGTTGCCCGAGCTGTCGATTCGTGCTCGCTCGGTTGCTGCCGTAAAAAACAACATTGCGTCAGCACTATGTGCATATCTAATCCGACCTACATCTGTATCTGCATTGTCGCCGAAGGCAAGCGTGCAGTCTGATGCATTAAGAGACTTGATTTGAATTTCAGATGCACCTGATGAGTTCTCTACATCGAGCAAAGCGTCAGGCGACGTAGCGCCAATCCCCACGCGGCCAGAGCTGTCGATAACAAAGCGTGTCGCGCTTGCATCTACATCTCTAATCTCAAATCCACCATTAGTTACGCCAGTTGTGCCTTGACCAAATTCAAAGTTGTCTGCTGAACTTGCTCCACCACTTAGACGAATACGAGACAAACCAGTTGCATCATTAAGATGTAATTCAACCTGTGGGCTAGTAGTTCCAATGCCAATTTTCCCAGAGCCGTCTATACGCATCCGCTCTGTACCCAAAGCGCCGCTGCCGGTAGCGAAAGCTAACGCACCTGAAGAAGTACCAGCCTGAGACAAAGTAATAACATTACTACTTTGAGAAATTTTTCCAGTTGAGGTATTTGTTCCGTCGTAAAGACGCAACATTGTTGAATTACCTACTACGTCAAGTCCTGCACCTGGAGATGTCGTTCCAATGCCGCAATTCCCGCTGCTATCAATAACAAGCCGCTGCGTGCCGCTCGTCGCAAACGCCAAACTGTTGTTCCCAGGTGACAGCACACCTGTGTTTTGGTCGTCAGCAAACGCCAGTGCTGGTGCGCTCGCCGTTCCATCAGGCAAGTTCCGCAGCAGGTCACTGACGCTTACTTTCTTCGTCGCATCCGCTCCAACATCAACGATCGGCAGAACGTCAGTACCGGCGAGGGCAGTAGCAGCCGTCAGTTCGGTGATCTTGACGTTTGCCATGATCGCTCAATAGATGTAGGAACAGTCTAAGTGCAGACGATTGCGTCAACCAGCCTCTAGGGCTGCAACCTTGGTTTTAAGAGTATCTACCTCAGCAGACAGCTCCTTGATGGCGTTGACCAACACAGGGATTAGCTGCACATATTCCATGCCGAGCTTGGTGCGGTCGCCTTCTTGATGCCCATCAAGCTCTTCATTTGTGTCGAATACAGCTTCGGGAATGATTGACTCAACTTGTTGAGCGATAAAACCCAACTTGTTCGTGTCAGGATCGGTTTTAAGGGCGTATTGCTTGGCTTGAAGTTGTTTGACTTCAGTGAGGCCATAAGCAACATCTGCCCCAACATTTTTTAGTCTTTCATCTGAAGTCTGCGTACCAACTACAGTCCCGCTTGTTGTTCCGATATGACTAGCGCTAGTTGAAGTTCTAAAGTTTCCACTACTGTCATTCCACATAAAACGATTACCTAGGTTTGACAGGTTTAAGTAAGCAGAAACATCATTGATTCCTGAATGTTTATAGAGGCCAAGTTGAGCATTATATGATGTGCTGCCACCCGATTTTTTAGCATTAACATTCAGATAGGCAGCGTTCCCACTAGCAAGCCCATCCGATTGTATGTGTAAATTTAAATCGCCACTGGATGTGTAAGCTTGAAGTTTTCCTTCGGTACTTTTTGAAGTCGTTGTCCCAACCATCAACCGCCCCGAGCTATCGATACGCATCCGCTCGGTGTTTGCAGTCTTGAAAATTAGACTGCCGCCAGATCTTTCGTTAACCAACTCTGTATTACCACCACTGGTATATGGAATGAGATAACCAGCGTTTGAATTACCACTAAGCTTGAATCCAATCTTTCTGTCAGATGCGTCAACTTGGATATTGCCGCCCGTTACTGTTAGTCTTTCCGTGGGCGACGTAGTGTTGATGCCAATATTGGTACCAACATAAACACTACCTCGAACGTCTAATTTTTGAGTAGGCGACGCCGTTCCGATGCCAAGATTGCCAGAGCTGTCGATACGCATCCGCTCGGTTTCGTTTGTACCAAACTTGAGGGCACCAGCTTCGTGGTTAATGATATGGAAGTCAGTGTTCTCTTCTTGGATGAGGTCAACACCGTCATTAGCCGTAGCACCAACAGAATGGTTGGTGATATGTATTCTTGCCTGTCCACCACTGTTATGAACGTGTAGACCCGCTCCAGATTGGAATGCAGGGCTAGAAGTTCCCAATCCCAGCTTGCCATCGCTGGTCAGGCGCATCCGCTCCGTTGCACCAGAGCCTGTTTTGAAAACAAGCGGATTGCCGATTACATCAAACTGAATAAAAGCAGAACTGCTGCGGTTATAGGCTTGGATGAAATTAGTAGACGTTCCCGAAGAATAACCTGCTTCAATTCCTTGAACACCACCATTAGATATAGTAAACGGTGCCTGAGGATTTGAGGTTCCAATCCCTACGCTGCCCCCGCTGGAGATTCGCATCCGCTCGGAATTATTTGTTCTAAAAACAAAATCATGATTAGAACTTGTTCCAACTCGACCCTCTGTATTGCCTGACGCAAAAAAGGACGTGCAAGTATTTGTGGTGTCTATAAGTGTTACTGTAGGGGCAGCTGCATTTGAAATTGTTAGCTGTGAGGAAGGCGACGTTGTTCCAATCCCAATATTGCCAGAGCTGTCGATACGCATCCGCTCTGATGCGCTTGTATTAAAACGCATAGAGTTATTGCTATGGTCATAAACAATTTCACCTACATCGCTGTCATCACTGTCGCCAAATTCCAGAAATGAGGAACTTGTGTTTCCGCCAACAATTCTTACACGAGCATTAGTTTGGCCCGATGCTGCCACCTGAATACTGGCACCAGACCCTTGCACATCGAGAGCTGTAGAAGGCGCTGACACTCCAATGCCAACATTGCCAGGAATACCCTGAAACAGGCTTTCGACCGTGATCTTCTTGTTCTTATCAGCCGCAGCACTCTCGCTAACGTCAACGATCGTCAGCAAGTCGCCCGTCGCCTGACTACCTGCAGCAAGAGCAGTCAGATCAGTAATTTTGCGGTCGGCCATTGCTTACGTTTTGATGACGTACATCATTGCAATGTTACGCGGCCTGGCCTCATTGCCACCTTGGTTAGCAATCGTTGTGCTGCCGCTCGGAGTGGTGTCGTCAGTTTCAGCCGTAAAACCCCTCAGATCTTGACCGTCATTGCCGCCGGATTGCTCTAGTTCTGCCAAGCGACCACCGCTTTGGGTAACACTCGTAATACCTGAACTACCAAAGTCATTGCCGACGCCACCACCAGAGCCCTGAGCGAAGGCATAAGTGTGCGTGTGGCTGCCAACAGTTGTTGTTGCAGTGTGATTGTGCTGTGCGTTTTGATCTGATTGCGAACTTGCAAAGCTGCGGCCTGAATCAGTGCCCTTACCGTTATCCCAACCACGAACAAATTCACCGCGCAGATCTGGAACGTTAAAGGTGCTGCTGCCGTCGCCTTCACCCCATGTCGTTCCAATCGTGGTAAACAAGTCGGCGTAAGTCGTTCTACTAACCGCCGTACCATCACATTCCAGATACCCCGATGGCGCAGTAGTTGTCGCCATCATGTGAACCGAACCAGTCGGCACAGCCTGCGGCAAAGCCGTAAAGCTCAGGTTGCCGCTGCCGTCTGACTGCAACACGTCATTAGCGTTGCCATCACTGCTAGGCAAGGTCAGCGTGATGTCGCTTGCTGCGTTGTCTGGGGCGCGAAGTGCAACAAAGTTGCTGTTGCTTGTATCCCGCAGCCTTAGTGCTTTGCGATCACGAATCGTGATGCCGTTGGTGTCAAAGTGAGCACGGCGCGTTCCACCCGTTGCAATATCAAGCGTGTCAGCTGCGCTGAAGTAAATGCCGGTGTTGGTGTCGTCAGATCGACGAATTGGCAAACTGCTAACCGTTCCAGCAGGTACGCCGACATTGCCGGTAAACGTAGGGCTAGCCAGTGTTGCTAGTCCAAGGTTGGTCTCGTTAAGAGAGCCAATGGTGATAAAAGACGTATTAGTGCCGTTCCTAATCTTCAGCTCGTTATTGGTTTCATCTGCCCAGATCATCCGGGCAACAGAATTAGCAGCACTAGGCTCAGACGAACTTGCGTTCAGGCTGTAAATCGCAGCCATGTTGGAGTTGATGTCCGCCCGGACATTCGCTCCAGTGTCATTCTGGATCGGCGTGGATTTTGTCTCGTTTACAAAGGACATCAGCCAATCCCGTAGCCAGTAGCGGTCCAGGTGATCGCTTTAGCAATCCTGCTACCGCCAACTGAATCATAGACCGAGACATCAAATCCGGTAGCCGACGAGTTACTGATGACGTAGTTTTCACCGCTGTCCTGTGCTGCCATCACAATGCCCACATCAGGAGCCACATAGAACTTTTTGCCGGTGCCGTAAGTCACTGACACGTCTGCACTGGTGCTAGTCGTCACCGTTCCAGTCAGCGTGCGTCTTGGCATCTCCGCTTGAACCCGCAGCTGGTCAACAGCAATCTGCTCCTGCGGACCACCAGTGCTGAACTCAGCCTTAACTTGAAAACCACGGGCCTTGAACTCAGCGTTGTTAAACCGACGCCAGCTCGTAAACGTAGGAGAACCAGCAGGGTCGTCCTGTGTGGTGCGGATATACAGCTCAACATCACAAGTGTTTGGAGCGGTGCCGTCAAACTCAGTGATCAGGTCGAAGTCAGGCTCATCGTCGATGCGTTCTCCATACGGAAAGAAGCTACGAGCCCGAAGCGTGCTGTCCAGCCTGAGGCTAAAAACATCGCTCAACGTAAACGTGTTGCCGCTGTTAAAGACATACGTTCCAGATTGGTGCAGCTCATCATCGCCTTGCAGCGTGAAGTTGCTGTCGTCTTCAAGCAACAAACCACCGCCATCTTCAAGGTCAAAGTCGCCAAGCGGGTTCAGCTCGTTACCCGTAGTTGCCAGCTCTAGTTCATTGTTTGTGGTGTCTACCGTCAGATTGGTTTTGGTGCCGGTAAACGATGGATCCTCCGTAGAGCCCAGCGCACCAACAACCTCAACGCTCTGAAGATCAGCCTTGGTAAATTCGATCAGTGCAGCGGTCAGGCTTTCGCGGCCACCAGAGTCAACAAACTTGGCGCTATACGTTCCAGCCTTTAGATCGGCATACGCTTCAGTCGCAGAGCCAGAGATCTGCTCAGAAATGCTGGTTGAAGTCGGCCAAGTAACGCCAGTCAGATCAGGCGAATGGCGTAAACGCACATAACCGCCAACACGAACATCCAAATCACTGGCTTGTGTCCAAGTCAAACGTGCCTGCCCGTTGACCGGAATCATGCTGAAGTTGGTTACAGCAGCTGGTGCAGCAGTTTTGCCCTGTAGCTCAAAATCAGCAATCGTGATCTGACTGCCTTTATTTAGGTAGTTCTTGGCCTGAATTTGCACATACAACCGACCTGCACGCAGGTTTCGCAGCGTGACTGATGGTGAAGACGTATCTATGGCTTGCCAGTTGTCATTATCAATCCGGTACTGAACGCGGAACTCACTGACATTTACGCGATCATGATTCCAGCTGACCGACGCACCAACGAAAACACCGCTGGCTTCTTCGTACAGAAACTCCTCAGTGCTGATGCTATCGACCGCGTTGGGAATCAACGACAGGTTGCTGATGTCCCGGCTGGTCAGCTCAACATCAGATTCAACTGCGTCATAAATCGTGCTGTTATACGCAACGGCACTGACGCCGTAGATCCCTTCTTCCGCCTCAGCAACAGATACAACGCGGAACTGCTGGGACTGAACCTCATCGTTTTGGAACAGAAATACCGTTCCAGCAGCAGGTGCTTCGCTAAATGCACTGGAAACGTCAATCTCTGCCGTTCCATTCGCAAGCAACGTAATGCCGCCAACTGGCACATCCCTCTGCTCAACCAAGCCAGTGGACAGCATCACTGACAGCTTTGGGTTGTTTGCAGCAGCCAGTGAAGTGGTCAGACCGTTGCTGCTGTCTGTTGTGATCTGCGTTGTGGTTGCTGACTTGACCCGACCTGAACGACGCGCTCCAGCGCGAACAGGATCAGCAACATCAATGACCATGCCAGGTCGCAGGATGATGCCGCTTTCAATCGCAACGCTGAACTGAATCGTCTCAGTCAGGTTTTGCTCGGACAGCAGCGCCCACTTACCAATCCGATGCGCTTGGCCTTGGCTGTAGCAACCAATGGCTTTGATGTCCTTTTTGATGATGCCGTACTTGGCGACCGCATCATGGTCTTCAACGTATTCATATTCGACATCACCACGGGTGTCGTATGACTGCCAAGCCACAACAGCCACCGTGTGCCGTGCTTTTTGGGACGTGCCTTCATACTGGAAGATGCCATCAACAACGTTGCTGGGACTGAGTAGATACTGCGGGTCAGATGGCTTGTCCTGCAGCAGCTGCAACGTTCCAGCGCCGTAATACGCGATGCCACGAAAGATGGCTGTCATCTGTGCGATGACGTTGTAAACCTCATCCCTGCTGTTAATCAGCATGTTGAGGCTGAAGCGCGGCTCCTGATTGCCCGCTCCATCTGAGACAAGCCCCGAACAATATTGGCTAATTGCGAAGAAGTCGTACTTATCAAGCGATGACTCTGGAACGCCTGCGCCGTAACGCTCACTAATCAACAAGTCGTATAAACACCAAGCTGGGTCATTTGTCCATGTTGCAGCTTGAAACGTGCCGTCCCAGATTCCGGAATAGGTAAGTCTTCCGAGATGCGTTGTTGTATCTACAGTCGCGTTGCTTGGAATCTTGACCTTGATTCCA